AGGGGCTACCTCAAGATTTTCACTGCTCGTTTTTGTGGTAAACTTGTGGGCTAATTCTTTGCTATGATTAACCCAGACTTACACTCTAAAGGAAACTTCTTTGTTAGTAACGATGCTATCTTTCTACACCCAGACCACAGAAAAGGGAGAGTTGGAATAAAACTCTTTCAGTTTACAGAGAAGTGTTTGGCAGAAGATGGTCATAAACGTCTGTATGTCACAACCACAGAGAAAAACAAGATAGACCGCCTAATGTTCCATATGGGTTACAATAAGGTTGAGACACGCTTTCTCAAGAAGATAGGAAAAGAAAATGCCCATTAGTGCTGTAATTGCTGCTATTTCTACAGGGGTTGCTGTTGCAGGTGCAGGGGGTGTTGCGGCTTTTACTTTTATGGGTCTTGCTGCTGGTTTCACTTCTGTTGCGGCCAGTTTCCTAGTTTCCACAGCAATGGGTGCAGCCCTTAATGCCCTTACCCCTAAGCCTAACTTTGCAGGTAATTCTGCTTCTCGTGGTTACAGTATTGCTGGTGAGAGTGGTGCAGCCCTAGATCATCAGATCATCTATGGTCAGGCTCGTGTTGGTGGTGTCCGTATCTATGATGCCTCTACTGGTGCAGAGAAAGAATTTCTCCACCGCATCTTAGCCTTTGCAGGCCATGAGATTGACAGCTACCAACAGATATACTTGAATGATGAAGTAGTCACCCTTGATGGGAGTGGGGAGGTCATTTCCCCTTCTCGTTACAATGGTTTTGTCCGTATTCGTAGATATTTCGGTACAACTACACAATCCGCAGATACCCTTCTTATTAGTGCGACATCTTCACTCTCTGCCAATAATGGTCGTTGGACTTCTGCACACAGACTTCAAGGTATAGCTTATCTTTATGCCCGTTTTAAGTATGATGCGGATGTATTTCCTAATGGTATCCCATCTGTCTCTGCTACAATTCGTGGTAAGAAAGTCTTTGACCCTCGTACTAGCACGACTGCTTGGTCTGATAACCCCGCCCTTTGTTTGAGAGATTATGTTTCTTCTGACTATGGGCTTGCCCAGACTGATGACAAGATTGAAGACAACCTAGTCATTACCGCTGCTAATATCTGTGACCAAACTGTTGATAGTGAGAAGCGTTATACTTGCAACGGTAACTTCGTGACTAGCTTTGAGCCTAATCAGATTGTTTCTGATTTGCTTACTTCTATGGGGGGCCTGTTCTGGTACTCTCAAGGCAAGTGGCGGATGAAGGCTGCGGCCTATACCACACCAACAGTCACCCTAGATGAGAATGATCTTCGTAGCGGCATCAGTCTCTCTACTCGTCATTCTCGCAGGAACAACTTTAATACTGTGAAGGGTAAGTTTAAGGGTGCGGAAAGTGATTGGCAAGAGGCTGATTACCCAACTGTGACTGATTCTGTTTTTGTAGCTGCTGATAATAACCTTGTTAATACCCTAGACTTCCCCCTTCCTTTCACAACTTCCTCAAAGACTGCACAGCGTATTGCTAATGTGGCCCTTCGTCGTAACCGTGAACAGTTGACCTTCTCTGCTTCCTTTGGTTTGAAAGCCTTTCAAGTTGAAGTGGGCGACTTTATTCACATTAATAACACAAGATTTGGTTGGGTCAACAAGCCTTTTGAAGTAACCAACTGGAACTTTGGTTTGACGGAAGGTCTTGATCTACAAGTTCAGATGACCCTTCGGGAAATCAGTTCTGCTGTGTTTACTGATGAACCTGCTCTAATCTTTGAACAGAATAATACGAATCTTCCTAGTGCTTTTGAAGTCCCCGGTATTGGTGTAGGTTTGAGCAGTGAGGTTCGCATCATCAACGAACATCTTACAAACACTATTTATATTGATGTTACTTCTGACCAACCTTTTGCTATTGAGCGTGTTGAGGTTCAATTCAAAAAGTCCTCAGAGAGTAATTGGTCTGTTGTGGGGGTTGGTGATCTTGGTCGCTTTGAAATCCTAGACGTGTTTGACGACTTTTATGATATTCGTGTCAGGGCTTATAACTATCTTGGCATAAAAGGTAGTTTTGAGACTTACACAAACTTTGTTGTAGCAGGTCTTTCTTTTCCACCAGCCAATATTACTGGTCTTTCTGCCCAACTCAATGGTTCTACGGTAAATTTGAATTGGGAACCTGTCCCTGATCCTGATTTGTCATTCTATCGTATCCGTCATTCGGTTGATGAGAGTGGGGCTTCTTGGGCTGGGGCTGTTACTTACGTAGAGAAAGTTCCTCGTCCCGGTGCTTCTATTGCTGTTCCTGCTAAACCGGGAACCTACATGATTAGGGCTTACGATAAGACTGGGAACATCTCTGAGAACTTCACTTCTGCTGTAGTTCGTGCTGCTGCCCTTGAGACGTTTACCACAACAACTCTTGACACAGAAGACCCGACCTTCCCCGGTACTAAGACAGGTTGTTCTGTGGTTTCAAGTCGATTGGAAATCACTTCTGTATCTGGAACTGCTCCTTTCAGCGCGACCTATGACTTCAGCGGTAATATTGATACAGGTGCAGTTCGTAGGTTCAGGGCTAGGGTTGATGTTGATGTAGATCGTGTAGATAGGTCAAGTGGTTTGTGGGACAATATCCCCGGTTTATTTGACACTTTCCCCGGTTTGTTTGATGACTTCACTGGTGGCGCTCAGATTGATGACGTTAATGTTGTCTGCTTCATCAGGACCACAAATGATAACCCTGCCGGAACACCCACTTGGTCAGCTTGGCAAGAACTCAAAGTTAGTGACTTCTCTGCAAGGGCTGCACAGTTCAGGGTGGTCTTGTCTAGTCGTTCTCAAAACATCACTCCAAGTATCACCAGCCTTGATGCTGTGGTTCAATATAACTGATAGGAACCCGATAAATGCCAACACATGATTATGTCATTGACAACCAGACAGCTCCTAACTTTAGGTCTGATCTTAACAACGCACTTCAAGCAATTGTAAGTCAAAACTCAAATGCTACTCCCCCTGCTACAACTTATGCCAACATGCTCTGGTATGAGACTGATACAAACAATCTGTGGAAGCGGAATGAAGCCAATAGTGCTTGGATTTCTATGGGGGTATTCGATGAAAGCCTCGGGACATTCACCCCTAGTGGTGTCTCTGTAAATACTGCAAGTGTTCTTTCTGCTACGGCTGGGGCAAGTTGGGGTGCTGTAGGAACTTATGCTTTTGTAAGAACTCTTAACACTGTTGCTGTTAGTACAACTTTTGCTGACCCCGGTGATAACGTCGCAGGCTCAAGTCTGGTAGCCGCCGGGGTCTATCAGGTATCCGCTGGGGACTTTTTCAAAAGTAATACTAATGGTGTTGCACTCTCAGGGACTTGGAAGATTATGGGTTACATGAGAAACAGTGAAAGTGCCATTAGCACAACAAACCCAAACACACTTGCCTTGAGGATTTCTTAATATGGATATTCGTAAACCAATCTTTACTGCGGATGGCCGTATTGACTGTGAAATTCATCACCCCGAATTTGGTTGGATACCTTTCACAGCAGACACTAATGATGTTGAAATCTTGGGGCAACAGGTCTATGAGCAAGCCCTTGCTATGGAACCTGCACCTTATGTAGCCCCTCCTGTTGTTCCCCCATCAAAAGAGGAACAAGGTTTCTATCGTCAATCTGCTTACACTTCCGAAGCTGACCCTCTGTTCTTCAAGTGGCAGGCTGGTGAAGCTACGGAAGAAGAGTGGCTTGCTAAACGTCAGGAAATCCGAGATCGTTACCCCTACCCCACCGAATAAGGACTACCACAATGTCTCTTAGAAAGAAAGTCTCTGGTGCTGTTGCAGCCGCTGTTATCGTATCAGCTACCCCTTTCATTGCTAAGTGGGAAGGGCTAGAGACGAAAGCCTACAGGGACATTGTGGGTATCCCTACTGTCTGCTACGGGGAAACTCGTGGTGTTAAGATGGGTGACACCTACACCAAAGAACAGTGCTTTGCCATGCTTGAAAAGGGTGTGGCAGAGTTCTACGCTAAACTAGAGCCTTGCATGACTAACCCTAACATCCCTGTGGGTGTACAAGCCTCTATGCTGGAACTGGCCTACAATGCTGGTACTGGGGCTGTCTGTAAGTCTACGATGATGCGTCTAGCTAATCAAGGGAAGTTCAAAGAAGCCTGTGATGAACTGGGCAAATGGGTTAAGGCTGGTGGTAGGACTGTGAAGGGTCTAGAGAACCGTAGGGCTGACAGTAAGGTCACACTCTGTAAGAAGGGGCTGTGACATGCGTGTCTTGCTCTTGGTGGCTCTCCTAGCCTTATCTGGTTGTGGTGGTGGTCCCTTGAGCCTCCTAACGGGTGGTGGACCTAATGTCGCAGCCAATGTGCAGGCTGGTAAAGAAAACACACAACAGGCTGTAGCTGTACAACAAAAGACAGAGGCTGGTCGGGACATTATCCAGAAGACTAGCCCTGTAGAAGCAGAAAATATCGAAGAAGTGAATATCCAACAGACCCCGATGTGGATACTGGTCCTTCTGATCCTTGGGTGGTTACTACCATCCCCCAACGAAATCGCAAGGTGGATACGAGGGCTATTTAAGAAATGAATTATCTAGAGTACATCATAGGAAGTGCCGTGGCAGCAATCTTCTCAGGTATTACTTGGTTGATCCGCCGTGTCTTGACAAACGAGAAACAGATCGCCTTGATGCAGGCTGAGATACGTTCTCGTGATGTTCGTCGTCAAGAGGATCGTGAGATAATGAACGAGATCAAGACTGATCTCAAAGAGGTGAAGCGGGATATTATCGAATTGTATAAACGCGATCCCGAACAGCACTCTTAACCACAAAAATTACTGTATTCAATAAAGAAACCCCCCTCTCGGAATTAACCGGGAAGGGGGTTTTTTTCATTTCATTGGTCACAGTACCAAATGACAGCAACAAAGGCTGCTAGGAAGATCAGGGCTTCAATCATGCAGGATCACCCCAGTTGTGGCAGACATAGATTGCCTCTTCTGGTGGATACAGCCCTTTAGCTTGACCCTCTTTCACGTTGTCAATGATCCTCAAGGCATCCTCTTGGCACTGTTGCTCCGTCTTGTAGATCACCTCTGATGTGGTGGCATAACACTCACCAGACAGTGTGTTGCAGACTAGGAAGAAGAGGGTGTACATCAGTCGCTTTCCAGTTCTGTGATAAGACGATCAAGATACCAACGAGCCTTCTTCAAGTCTTCAAGGGGCTTCGTCTTGTAGCGCCAGCGATGAAGGTACTTCTTGGTGTTGCCTTCCAGATAGCCTGTGTAGCCTTCCCACGACATATTGTCCTTGAGATAGGCAATACACTCAACAACTCCTGTGTTGTAGTGCATTGGGTTATTTACTACGTCTTTTTCCATCTTTTCCCATTTCTCTTTGTGGTAGTCATTCACGACTTGCATAGGAGTGTAGTACTCTAAGTTATCCATCAGATACCCTCTGCTTCAAAAGCGATGATCCAGTCTTTACAGATGTCAGATCGAACAATGTCGTCTACACCAAACTCAATAACTGGCACAGGTAGGTTATGTTTCTTAGCAAGGTGGATAACCTTAGACAACCCAGATTGACCACCAATGTCTGACTGCTTCACATCACCATTGATTACGACTTTACAGTCCTTACCAATCCGTGTCAAGAACATCTTGATTTCTGCGACAGAGGTGTTCTGTGCTTCATCTAGGATGATAAAGGCGTTCTTGAATGACCTACCTCGCATAGTAGATAGGGGTGCCATTTCAATATTGCCACTCTTGATGCCAGTCTCTACAGTCCCCTTTCCTAGTTGCTCATTCAGAACATCAAGGACAGGTGCAGCCCAAGGTGCAAACTTCTCCTCTAGTGTGCCGGGGAAGTAGCCCAAGTCTTTACCCACAGACACATTGGGTCGCGTCAAGATGATCTTGTCGATCTCACGGTTGGCATACATGTTCGCTGCATAGGTGGCTGCAATGAACGTCTTACCAGTCCCTGAGAAACCACAAACAATGATCTGATCTGAATCCTTTAGACGTTTCAGATAGGTGTCTTGGTTGTCGTTAAGGGGCTTGATAGAGACGGTACGCATTGCACCTTCTTGTTCAGCACCTTTGTAACGGGACTGTCGTTTGCCTTTGGGCTTTTCAAGCATCATCATCTTCCCCTAGAACATCCTTATCTTTACTACCAAGGTTCCCAAGGATGTAACCCATCATCATTTCTAGATCGTCAATCCTGTCCCCCTGCCTATAAGTTAAATAGGTCAGAAGGAACAGGACTGCAATCTGTACAAGGTCAAAGAGCATCAGGT